TGCCTGGTCCATTGCGCGTCTCTGTGCGCCCACTGCTTGCATTTTATCGTATGCCTGTAGGGGTGCCCCCATTATGGATGGATACTGCCCTAGTGCGCCCTGTGCTGCCCCTGCGCCCTGCATTCCGTACCCCATACCTGCCTGTTGTGCGCCTAATCCCATCTGAGCAGCAGACATCCTGTCAGCCTGTGCCTGTTGGTATGCGCCAAACTCAGCCTTAGCTAAGTTATCTGATATTCTCTGCTGTGCAGCAGCAGTAGCGTTGGCTTGGAGGATATCACCTCTGGTTCCACCACCTGCCTGACTCTGTGTTATCGCTGTCCTTATACCGGGAAGAACCTCACCTGTCAGTTGACCCATAGCTTCTTGTCTATATGCGTCAGCCAATGGTCCAAATGCGTCAGTATTTACATTACCCGCTAGAAGGTCACCATACTGTGACTCACTAAAAGGTGTCAGTCCTGCATACTGATTCTGAGATAGGGGTTGTGCCATACCTTGTCCATAACCCATCGCTCCTCTACCATAGCCCATAGTATCCAAGGCTGTAGTTTCTGCACCAGCCTGTAGATTCGCTGCTCTTGGGCCAGTAAGGTAGGTCAGGGCAGACTGTTGGCCTTGTGCTTCCGCTGGGTCAAATCCAGCCATTGTAGAACCACCATAGTAACCTGGAGTCAGCTTACCAGATGTATATAAATCCTCGGCTCGCTTGAATCCAGTCTCTAGGTAAGGCTTCTGCTCTTCCCAGGGTTCTGTTCTTGTTGTTTGTACTTTTGATCCACCGGACATATTATTCTCCTAATCAGGATAGGTGTGATAATCATCTGGCACTAAGCTAGTGCCTACTAAGATGCGACCGTTCCTATTTGGTGCTTCACCACCTTCTGGCATATAAGGATAGTAAGGATACTCATCTATATTATGATACTTTGCAGCTATAGGGTCATAAGCATTTCTATCTCGATTCCACTCATATGCGTTATATACATACTTATAACCTTCCACATCAGGCATTGGCAGTCCTGACGTACCCACGCTGACTCTTGCACCACCAGTATCCATAGTGTCACCTAAAGATATAGCTGTGCTTACAGGCAAATCTTCAGGCCGACCTCCAGCTATCCTGCCTGGATTCCACTGTCCATGTGTTTCCCAATGAGTCCTACCCCAGTCCTGTATGTTCTGTGATCCAGTTTGATTTGGATTCTGAAAAGCTGCCATCAGATCAGGCCATTGTCGAACATAGTTACCATAAGGAGTACCACCTCTAAAGGTGGGTGCTGCAGTAGGTGCTGCTAAAGGGTTGGCATTCGGTACATAGTTTAGGATACCGGGAGTTGCAGACCTTGCCTGTGCTTCAGGTGACCAAGGGCTATAATCTACCGCACTAATACCAGGTGCTAGTGGTTGTGTAATAGGTGCTACTGCCATTATTGCATCCTCTGTTTCAAGTCTTTCGTAATGATATCATAAGAGTGTTTCCAGTCTTTTAGTTTTCTTGTCATGCCTTTTCTTGTCCACGCCTCAAGGGATGAGCATCCATTCCGTACTGCATAACCTTCTAACATGGGCAGGAAATCATACCACATGCTCATATCTTTCCCTGCAACAGTGATAACCCTGACTATCTTCTTCCTTGGATACTGTATAATTTCAGTTACCATTGCTGCTATAATATCCCTGTCTTGCATAGCTACCCATAAGCGTAGATCACCTGTATCCAGATGCTTCCTTATATCTTCTGGTTTAAGTTCACCCTCTGCATGAGATAATGCCTTCTCTACAAGAGGTATAACCTCATCCCATACCAGTTCTATGTCTTCGGAGTTGACAAGAGCAACCTTACACGAGGGTGCTTGTGTGCTTTCTGCTTCAATCTGAGTTACAGTTTTGCCCATGATGTTCCATTATACCAGTATATCCCTTCCCCTGATCCAGGGTTCCAATCGGTACCATCTGCGTATCTTACATCACCTTTGCGTGGTCTGGATGGTTCTATATGAACAGGCTCAAGCCTGAATATAGATTGATTGAGTAGAATGCTGCCAAGTCTTTTCAACTCGCTAACAACATAACCACCTAAATCTTCTACCTGTTCTGGTAGTGGTCCAGGCTCATACCTTGTTACACTCTTCTCTACCCTGTCGGCATAGGTTGCCATCAGTAACTCCTTGAGCCACGCTTACCTACATTATCTACCTCTATAGTATAACCGTCAAGTTCCCAGTTCATGTCGGTTGTCGATTCAAATCGTATTGCATACATCTTTCCAGTACCTCTAACAGATACCTTTGACTGTTCATCAGGGTTAAATGTTACAGGCGCATTCCATGAGATGCCACCTTCAGTAGACATCTGGGTACCAAGGTAAACATTTATAGTATCGGTACCACTGGCAGACATCTTGGGCCATATAGAACTGATACGCTTTACTGTTGTATGGTCGGGTTGACCTTGTGCATTCATTGATAGACCTGTCCTCTCAACATAAGAGGTCATGTTCGCAGTATCTTCCTTGTTACCAGACCTGTCTCTATATAGTTTGGTATTGCTTGGATCGGAAAATAACAGGACTTTATCCTGCAAGTCATAACTCATGGTCCACGGACCTGTCTCACCTACCCAGGTATCACTGGTAGCAGCCCACGTAGTCGCTGTAGTGGGGTTTCCTACGTTACCATAGCCCATGTGTGCCACATCAGGTAAATCTCTAATACAGAAGGTATTAGTGATATAGTTCCATACTACAGCCTTGTTAGGATGGTTGGTTGCTGCACCGTCAGCAGTGAAGCAGAAGAGTATCTCTGTTCTACCGTAGTCGGCAACAACAAAACACTTGTTTACCTGTGCGCCATCAAGTGTGGTAAAGACATACTCCTTTAACTTCTGAGGAAGGATTGGTTTAAGTCTCTGACCATCGTTAATATAGAAGTTACCCTTACCAAAGATAGCATGACCACCATCAAACTCAGCCACACAGTTCTTTGCTATTGCTCCAATCGTAGGAGATAACTGTCTGAAGGAGAAGATAAAGGGAGTTCCTACAAAGTTCATGGAGTATGTAGCATCTTCCTTATAGATCATAAAGGTGTCTCTAAGCTGAAGACCGTCTTGGATATCACCTTTCGTATCTGCCAACTCGAACTCGCCAGCATCAACTATACTCGTCGTTTCATTCCATGAGGATGGGACACCCTGTATCCCAGCTTCTGTACTCCACTTGACGATCCTTGGGTAGTCTACACCACCTCTTTGAATATTCAAAGCTACCAGGAATGAGCGGAATGCCCGTATAGACTTGGCATATACACTGACAAATGCAGGTGCATTATCCGAATGGGTAGCCCCAGTTGTGCTATTCTGCGCTCTGGATATACCAGTGAATGTAGTAGCATCCTTTCCGGTATACGCAATATCCTCACTGTCAACGGTAAAGGTACCTGAAGTTGGGAAGTCTTCGGTACTGTCCACATCTATGTCATCAGTCCCATCTGTGGTGGTAATCGCCCCATCTAACAAAGTAAGGCTGGGCCAGTTAGATAAATCCTGCATTAATGTGCTAGATAACGGTACACCACCTGTCAAGGCCCAATACTGTGGTTTGTCATAGTTATTGGTCATGACCAGAACACCACCTATAATGGTAGATGTCCAGTTCTCATCAGCTGTAGCTGAGTACGCGCCACTAGAGCGTGTGATATTGTACCATTTTGTAGCCCTGGTTACACTAGCATCATCAGAATGGTCGTCAGGACTCGTACTGTCTGCGCCTCTGCTACAGGTTGTAAAGGTAGTAGCAGTCTTTCCTGTGTACGATATATTCTCAGTGCCTATTGTAATAGTACCCACAGATTCAAATCCAGTGGTGCTATCTACAGTCACAGTTGTGACGCTATCATTTATCCCACCATTAAGAAGTGTGCTGGAACTTGTATTATCGTAGACATAGATTGCTGCTAGACCAGCAACTACCCAGAACTCTGGTGTTCCTAGAGTCAACTGCAAGATATGGTAGGGTGCGACAGGACAAGTAGCCATAACTTCTGAATAACCAGGAGTTTTCTTTATGGAACTCTCTTCTGTCTTTACATTATTCCCATCGCTCCAGACATTAGGGGGTAGCTGCCAAGGAGATGTCTCCTTAACTATACCTACCTCACCTACTTTATCTATAGGTATGAATGCCACTACTCTTCCTCTACATAATCAGGATTATTGGGCCACACATCACCAGCCTCATCATATGCTTTGATTGCATCCAGATCAGCCAGCGCATCTATCTCAGTCTCTTTAGTGTTTGATGCAGCCCTTACATCTGAGCGGTAGGTTTTCCAATCTGCTGACATTGATGTGCCACCATCTTCTTCCCGTATCCGCATCCAGTCTGATTGGGCTAGAGTAGACGCTGCAATCTGCTTTACCTTTGACTTCATACTGATCTTTAGCTGATCCACATCTCTATCTGTAGTGGCGTAGCTTATTACAGTCTCACCATCTACCAGAGTAAGTGTCTCCGCACCAGTATTATGGTAGCGTTGATCTGGTGTTACTACTCGCGCAGGGGTAATCCCTAACTCAGCCAGTTGCGCCTTACTCCATTTACGGAATATCTGGCGAGGATGAGTCACACCATTTACTGTTATTTCTTTTGGTGTCCGTATGACACCTAATGTATCACTGTGCCACATAATTTACCTCGCGTTTGAGTATTTGAATGGTGATTCTGCGAATGCTATGTATAGATATGTTTCAGCAACGTTCGGATCAGTTGTATCCCTGTTTTTGAATCCGTTGGAAACTATATCAATGAATTCTGTTGATGTATCCTCTACTGCACTATCGTTTGCCTCAAGTTCATAATTATCGACGTTATACCCTACCCTCTTATTATCAAACATTTGCCAGTCGCTAGTGCTGTCCACAGATTTAGTCATGACAAATGCTGGTCTGAATCCTGTGTAGACAAAAGTTCCATCCAGATCCCCATTACCCTCGTAGTTACCTATCTTTGAGTATCCTTCGACTGAATGGAAGCACCAAGCTATTATGTCTACCCCACTGGCATTAATATCTGTTCCA